TAGCGATCTGGGTGCAGGTGTATATTCTTCCTATGTTAAAGTCGATCTGAAATCATCGAACGATTATGTTTCTCCGATCATTGATTTACAACGTGCTTCTTTAATCTTGGCAGGTTATAATATAGATGATCCAGCAGTAACACCGCACATCTATCCGGTTTCTGAAGAAGAACCATATGGTGCTACTGGTGGGTGTCGACATATCTCGACTCCAGTGACTCTAGCAGTCTCAGCGGTTGGTATTGACACAAGAGTCAGAGTTAATCTTCCGGACGGGGCAGACTTACAGTTCTGGTACAGAACTGCTTCCTCTGATCAGAACATTAACGATCAGCGTTGGGTAAATCAAGAAATAGAGAGTGCGATTCCAAACGATAATGACCAAACTTTCAGGGAAGCACATTTCCTTGCTGGTGGTCAGGGTGGAAACTTGAAACCATTTAATCAAGTTCAAACCAAGATCGTATTGACAGGATCAATGAATACTCCTATGCTCGCTGGAATTGAATCAAACTATCACATGCATTAATTATGAGTCGATATATACCAGTAAAAGGATACTCGGGTCTCGTTAGGGATACAGAAACAAATGCCATTCTCAACACTGATGAGTCTGCTGCCCAACGTGCCCGAGAACAAAAAGAATTAAGGAAGATGAAACGAGTAGAAGAAAGAGAATTGAAGAATAAAGTGGATTCTCTTGAGTCGGATGTTTCGGAAATAAAACAAATGCTTGCAGAACTTATATATAGAAGTAACAGAAATTCGGATTAAGTAAATGGCACGTTACGAAGAACTCATAATTGATCAAGGTTCGGACATTGTTATCGAACTAAAGTTGATTAACGAAGATAAGAGTAAGAAAAACCTGTCAGGTTATTCTGTCTCAGCAATGATGGCACCGAACTATGCCGCAAGCGATTCCGATAAAGTATCTTTTTCCGCACTAGTTGCTGATGAGACCGGCGGTGTTGTTCACCTTGCTTTATCAAATACTCAAACGGACGCATTAAACGCAAAAAGAAAATATGTTTACGACGTTGAGATTTCATACGTCGATAGTGATTTGAATAACATAGTGGAGAGAGTACTCGAAGGATTGATTAAAATTTCGCCTTCTGTAACTAGATAATATAATATTATAGGATAATTATATAATGGCAAAGAAAACAATTGTCGACAAAATTGTTGTCGGCACACCTATTGGAAGAACCGTAAATATTGCTTTTGATTCTGCAGATGTGATCGGCATTGTTGATTCGGATTATATTCAAGCACGACAGGTCGATCTTCAACGGGACTCTGCGTTTGTAACCACTATTGTTGATGCGCCTTACGTCCAATCGAAACAAACTCCCCAAGACTTCGCGTACTCTTCTCTGACCGGTGCGCCAACATCACTTAGTTCATTTACGAACGATCCTAACTTTATTACCGCTACAGATATTCCGACGACTGTCGACTCTGATTACGTCCAGTCTCGCGTTACTTTAGATGGTGCTGGATTAGACTCTTCTGATGTAACGAGCATTATTAACGCGACATTCGAATCCCCAATAACGCTGACAGACTTAGAAACGACACAGACTGTTATATTTAATAATCTTCCGAATACAGACCCTCTCAATGCAGGGCAATTGTGGAGAGATTCATCTATGGGTAGTGTGTTGCGCGTTTCTACTGGTACTGTAATTAACATCGATGTCCTGACGCTTTAATAATAAAAATAATATAAATAACAATAAATTATTATGGTAATTATCTTGAAGGAATAATCACTTTAGGAGAATAAAATGTCAGATGTTAAAATCACGGACTTGCCCGCAGCAAGTTCTGCAAGTAACGACGATGTCCTCATCTTGGTTGATGTTGATGCCGATGTTACTAAGAAAATTTCAAAACAAGATTTGTTTGCTGGTGTAACTGCCGGTAAAGGTGGCAGTATAGACTCTGCTGCGGTCTTGAGCATTGTTACTGCCGCCGATCTAGATATGGCGGGCAACAAAGTTCTTTTCGGAAACGTATATCCGACACTGAGCGACTTACCAAACGCATCATCTTATCACGGAATGTTCGCACACGTACACGCTACTGGCGGAGCATATTTCGCACACGCTGGTAACTGGATTCAACTCACATCCCTCCAAAATATCGTAGACTCCGCAGACGGTGTTGCAGTATCCGGTGAATTGAAAATTGGAGATATGGTTATATCTTCGGATGGAAGTGCTTCTGGGAATACTGTGTTGCGTGCAGATAGTGCAGGAAATGTTGGTATCGCTGTTCCGGATGCTTCTACGATTGCTTCTCAACTTGAGGTAAGCGGAACGGGTATCACAGCAACTCACTTAGAAACAACTCAATCTGTAGTCTTCAATAATCTACCATCTTCTGATCCGGCGAATGCTGGTCAGTTATGGAATGACGCTGGCACTCTAAAGATTTCGGCAGGTTAATCCACTCTAATAGGAGATTAAAAAATGTCTACGATATTTTTAAAACTTAGAGGGCAGAGTGGGTTCGAACTTTCTTCGAACCAAGGCGTACAGGTTAATTATACTAAAGACTTCGCGCTTCCTACATTCTCGGGCATTCTATATGCAGGTGACAACAAATCTTTCATCGATGACTTTAATTCAAAAACTGTAACACTCGCCGCTGTTCTGAGCGACTACTCTGTGAAAACAGACGTCGTTCAGTGGTCTCAGGTCTCTGGTGCTGTTGGATCGTTCAGTTCTACTGATACGCTTCAAACATCGTTCACGACTGCAGCGAATAACACAGTTAATGTGGTTTTAAGGGCGACGATCACCAGAACAACTTTGGGTGGAGTTATATCAGTCTCAGACGATCTTCAGATAGATTCTACACCAACCGAAATTGCTTCTAATGTTGCGATACGAAATAACTTTGTATTAGATACAAGTAGTGTATATTTCAACCCAAGTTGGATCGGATCTAATGATCAGAGTTCTGGAGCAACAGACGTAATTTATTGGCCGGTTCCATCTAAGAATGGCGGATTGCCCCAAAATGGTACTGCGGATTATATCGGATATAAAGTTCAAAAATTCAATAAGTCGTTTAGTCGGTGGGATGATGTTCAGACTGGTGTTGCGGAAGCAGATACTGGTTCGTACACAATCACGGATCTGACTGGACTTTACAGATATCTTCCAATATGGAGTAAATTCGGTAGAAAGATAGTCGGGAACAGTGTTAAGTTTTTAAGACCATTAAGAGCCAGTACGAACTTTGATGGTTATGGCGCATTCGAATCTCTAAAACCAAGTTTTTCGCATAACATGAGAACATCCGAATTAAACGCCACTAGATCCGCTACTACCATCACCAATATTACAACGACGGATATTTTAAAACCGAACATATATTCGTTAGTAAATGCAAATGCATCATCAACTTCTGTCCAAAGAACTCTAAATACAGTAACAACGGCATCCGAGACTGACCTTCATTCGAGTGATGCAATTTCTCATACACTCTACTCCAACTCACTAAGCGTCATAAGAAATTCCGGCGCTTCGATAATAGATCTCGGCAATTAAGAGGAAATTTAAATGAACAAAATAAACAAAGGTTTCGTAAAAGTTGAAAAATTTGAAGCGATTCAAGACGAAGAAGGCAACTGGGTTCCCTTCGGAGAAGTTTTAGAAACCGTAGAAAAACAAAACGCACTTTCTATTGCTATCTTACGAAGAATGACAGCACAAGATGACAACAGAGCAGGTGCTTTCATGGGCAGGGATACAACAAATTTTGCTTCCAGTAGCGGCGATTTATCTCAACCTGGAGATTATTATCCGCAAATTTTTATTAGTGAATTCCCGACGTCAGCACATGGATCCCTTCCTGGATACAGGAGCAACGCGAGTGAGACTTCTCGGGCATACCCCCCGAACAAAGACGGGTTTGGTCTGTATATTGGTACTATTAAAGAAATAAATTACGACGATAGAGATTCCGACGAAAGCAAGACAATAATTACAGTAAGACATAGATTCAATCCTGATCCTACGAGAGATAGGTCTATAAGGGCGATTGGTTTTTGTAATATCACTTCTCTCAATCTTGGATCAGTTTTTACGCAAACCAGTTCTCAGATTCTTGATGTAACATATACAATAGAAATTGATTTGTCTGAAATCCAGAATACTGTTTTCTCGAGAAGAGAAAAAATGCAAAGAAAGCAGTTATCGTACCCTGCTGGGCATTATGACAATGATTATCTCCTTCCAATGCGCACTTCCATACTTCCTCAATCAGAGTTAAAGGAAGGTGTTGCTCAAGGGTTTCCAATCGAATTACATAACAATCAGTATACTACTGGCACCGACAAACTTCCTGATCATGATCCGTCCCTTTTGAACAGTACCTATGCGTTTGAAGACCCAGATGGGTATCTTTATAAAAATCTTATTAATCACCTCGATGGAATTTATGCTCCAACGAATCCTACGATCAATTATACTGTTGCAACAGAAAAGGTAGGAATGCTTCTCGGCAGTGTTGTTTCTGTACAGGATGATGAACGCGCGACGAATATCCACGAATGGCACTGTAGTAAGGGTTCAACATCTAGAAAGACCACCAATCCTAATACGTACTTTTTCCACAGTCAGCAGAGCGTTAATAGTTCTTCTACTGGTTCTGCGATTCAAAATACTTTCCCAAGAAATTCGATAAGCGCGCTACCATATCAAGATGTTGATGCTCTTGCCACAGGATCAGGAACAATTAGAATCTCTGACTCAGATGTTTCTGGTGGATCTAGTTGGACTGCTAATGAAGACGGTCTTGCGAAAAAATACCGCATCAAAATCACAACAGGCGGTCCAACAGGAACAGCAGAGTACACTGTTGAGAGAAGAAATTGGGCAGGAACAGCGGGAAACCAGAACCATCTCAAAACGGCTCCAATGCTCTACGCTAATATGCAGAACTCAACCTCTGACTCCGACGGTAGAGGAAAAAAGGTCATACCGTTCGCTAATGATGTCGCATACGATTATCATGGACAATACCCATCTTTTACTTCGACTAACGGAAGCTTCGATAATAATATAGTGTCCGCCAGAAAAATGTACAAATATCCTGAGTTTATCACTTATGATAGAACAGGATTCACTATTATGCATATGAATCAACCTGGCCAGAACTTTACTTCAAATTTCTCTGATATCTGTCAACTTGTTGTGCATCAAAACCCAGCAAAAGACATATATGTCGCTGATATTTCGACCGGTCTTTGGAAAATTGAAAGGACTGTCGGTCAAAGCGAAAGCGAATCAACAGTCACCAGACTGACTGCTTCTAATGCAGCAGATGATACTGAATGTCGCGGCGTTCAGGTTAAAAATGATGGTCAGATCTGGGCGATCTTCGGCGAAGAAATGTGTTCTTCATCCGATGGTGGTTCAACTTGGACAGTATATAACGGTACTACAGGAACCCAGTTTAAACTTGGGTCTCACATGGACACGGCAAATATGGCGTCTACTCCGGAAAGAATTAGCGGATTTACGATGGACAGATATAACGCCGAGGATAGATTCCTTATTCCGCTAAAAGATGCATCAAATTTAAGTCATGATGATTACACTGAATATTTTTATTGGTGGTCCCGTGCTGGTTCTTCTACAGGCACTTCTGATGGATTATATAAAAATACCAGCGGCACATATCTGAACCATAGCTTGAGATCAGGCGATGATGCAATATGGTGCTCAAAGGGCGGTCTCTGGTATGGAGCACCAACAGGACCATCCGGTTATATGCATGTTGCCAATTTCCGGAATTCTAGTTGGCGGAGACAAGGGTATGCTTGGAGTAGCACTTATAAGACTCCAATGTTTGGTACCAAAGCACATTGGTGGCAAGAAGATGGTGGTGAAGAATATGTCCTTGGAGCAACTTATACTGGAACTAACACTCCATTGGTGGCGGTTCGGTCTGATCGATTCGATTCTTCCGATAATACTGCCAACTATTCTTTCTTTGGCGGGTCTTTAAGTGGCACCGGAAATAACCCCCATGAAGCAAAACGATTAACAGATGGGTTTTATGATGGCACTGACTATACTTTTTACGGAACCACAAACAGTACTGTATTCAATTTATTAGGGTTAATAGATCCAGGAACTGCTATCATTCCGTACGCTGGTGCGTTTCTTGCTGGAAGTCTCACAGGGAGTATCACCGACAGTGATGGTTCTCCAAAGGTGGGAGACTGGACTTCTTATGGTTGGGACGGATCTAATTGGGTCGCAGGTTCTACTACACCGAAAACAACGCATGCATCAAGAGATTCTTTAATTGACGGACTTACTGTTAAATTTGATGGATCAGATGCAGGAAGTTGGGTCACAACAGAATATTATGACACATACGCTTACAACGGTATCCTTAAAGATAACGCTACTTCATTTTCACTAACGTTGAATCGATCTTATCTCGATGTTGACACCACAACAGATTTCGAATCAACAGTACCAACGCATACTGCGAGCACAGTCACTGAACCAGTATATCTTGGTTGGGTGCAAAGCACCGACGATTTCAATAGTCAAGACATTACTGTTTGGGCAGAACAAGGTAACTGGATAACGAATACAAGTGATACTAATCTTTCCTACTCGACCATGATGAGATCAGAGCAAGCAATGCAGGGAGATTTATCCATTACCTTTAAACTCGCTGAGATGAATTTGTACACTACTCAAGCTTACGGCGGAAGAATTGGATTAGCGTCTCTTCACCCCTCTCCGCAAACAACGTTCAAATCGACTGCGACTTTCCACAGCGATTGGATGTGGTTTAAATATGGCGGTCGACCAAATACAACAGATAGCGCAGGAGACCTTACAATTAGTTTCCATCAAGGAAGTAGTTCGCATCAAAACGATGTAGTATTAACCGACTATGACCCGAGTGACGTCTTTAAGGTCGAGAGATCTAACGGCAATGTTGTATGGTATAGGAATAGTGTTGCTATTCATACGTCTAATATTGTTGGCGATAACGAGAAAGTCAATTTCTTTATGCATAAAGACGAATATGGCGCCGGTAATTTCATGTTAAGAGATATTACAGCGACCTATGTTGATTCAGATGGTCCTTGTGTGACCGTCGGTAATGGATCAACAACTGGTGCTTCGAATGCCGACTTCAGAAAGGTTGTAGAAAACTCAACAACTCGTGATGAATATAATGAGATCTTTATCGATGGTGTTCCTGCTACAATTAATTATGATAATTCTTTACCGGCGGCAGGTGCTTGTACAATTCTGCCTCACTCCGGAAAGATTAGATTCGACCCAAGCGACGCCGGTGCGACAATTACTGGTAAGGTTGGTTATCTTAAGAAGTTCTAATAAGAACTGTGTTAAAAATAAGGGGGACATTGCGTCCCCCTTTTTTAATTATCCACCGAAAGTAAAGTCTCCGTCATAAACTTCTTCTTCTTCTTCCGGTTCATCGAAACATGCTCCACCGAACGTCAATTGGCCGGTACATGGTACTGGAGCAACTGGTTCAGGTTGAACATAATCTCTTTCTTGGTTAGGTTCCATACGAATGATTCGTAACCAAGTTTTCAATCCGCCTCTTGCACTATAAACACCTTTATCTGAAACATAAATTTCTTCAGTTGGTTCTAGGGTGTAGGTTGAACCGTCTCCATAAAGGATGACCGTTTGACCAAATGCAATGCTAGATATCAGCAACAATGATAGTAATGTGTACTTCATTGGACTTCTCCTTTTAATTAAATTAATCGGGGGTCGTGCACTAGTATGTATAAAAATTTAAATTGCAATTTTACCGCGTATAAATAACTGCATATAATTTATTTTTTCGGGATTCTAGAAATGTCAAATAAGAAAATCTCTCAATTACCATCTACTTCCTCAGTAACAGACAGCGATGTCTTAATCATCAATGATAACGGTATAACTAAAACCGCGACACGCGAGGCGTTACTCGACGGTATTACGCGCAATGTTACAGACGGTGCTGGAAATGATGCTTCTGTTGCCGGCGATTTAAATGTCGCGAATGAGATAGTCGCTGGGGGCGATATTCAAACGACTGGTGATGTTTCTTTCGGAACATTAACGGATCACCTCACCGGTGTCTCGATTACAACTATTGTTGATTCTTCGGGTGGTATTGAAACATTCGACAACTCTTTGGCGACTTCAGGGGCGATCAAAGAGTATCTGGCGGCAGACAGTTCGTCTGGTTCTTTAGACTCAGAACAAATTATATCCATCATTGAGAGAGGAGTTAGAGATGTATCTCCTTTACTTGATTCTTCTTATGACCTCGGATCCCCAACAAAGAAATGGAGAGACCTCTATTTAAGCGGTTCGACTATTCATCTGGGCGGTGCTACTATTAGCAAAGACGGCAGTAATGTTGTCATTGCGAATGCTGCGGCAGTTGAGGCAACTGCCTTTATTGGTGACGGTTCTCAACTTACTGGTGTCTCAGGGACAGGCGGCGGAGGATTAGACTCCAACCAAGTTTTACAAATTGTCGAAGGAGAAGGTGGAAACGGCACCGGCGCACGTGCCGTTAAAGTCCTACCACTCAACGGTCAGGTCATTCGTTACGACAGCGATGGTCAGGAATCTGATACTCTGACTTTCCGAGCAGTTCCCGAGAATGCTCTAGGTAGTGTTCAATACAAATGGTCTGTAAAGGGTTCTTCGCAACCAGATTCTTCATATGTGGTGAAACAAACGAGTGCTTCTACAGACTTCGAATTGCCGGATACCGATGAACCTGGAGCAGAAGGTGTGAAGGTCGTCAAGTGCGAGATGTTAGAGGACGGGGTCGACAGAGCACAAGACATTGTTTCTGTATACGGATTGGTCAATGGATTTTCTATCACTGGTTTCTTAACTAACGAATCACACGTCGAACCAGCAGATGAAAACGGAGCACTAACAACATCACTCAATGATGCTGGCGGAATATTCAAGGTATTCTTGGGAACAACAGAAATCACAAATGATCCTGGAGTCACACACTCAACAGTCTCTAATACCGGTATAAATGTTGGGATCGAGGACGACGGCAGTTATACATTAACCTCTTTCGCCAACAACGGGACTTTGCTTGGTACGGCAATATTTCAGGTAGAAGTTGCATCATCATTAATTCCTTCGGGTCAGGCAAACTATCCGATACAACGACAATATTCGGTTGCGAAATCAGTTAAAGGAAATCCTGGAACAAACGGAACAGGTGCTGGTTCTGCCGGCGAAGATGCCAGAGCAGTAAAACTTATTCCAAATAATGGACAAGTGATACGATATTCTGAAGACGGGTCGACAGAATCTGATACACTGACATTTTCCGCAGATCCGAATGCGGCATTCACAGGAACCAAAGAATACGAATTCTTTGTCAAAGTTCCAGGAGGTTCGTTCGTTTCGAAACGCTCCAAGAGCACTAGTCCAAACTACACCCTTGCAGATGCCGATGAACCTGCTGTTAGTCAGTCCTTTGTTGTTAAGGTTACTGCCTATGAGAACAACGTTGAGATGGCCACCGACTTTGTGACGATTTTCGGCATAGCAAACGGCACAGCAGTAACTGGGTTCTTGACTAACGAATCTCATGTTGAAGGATTTGATTCGGATGGAAATCTTGTAGATAATCTAAACGATGCTGGTGGTACATTCAAAGTATTTCGCGGAACCACCGACATAACGACTGCATGTACATTTAGAGTAGAAAGTAGCAGCAACGTCGGTATTTTGATTAATAACAACGGCGTTTATACTGTTAGCAGTTTCGCTGCAGCGAAAGGAACTGCGGTTCTAGAGGCAACAGTCCCCGCCTCTCTCGTCGCCAATTCCTCATCAAACATGCTTATCGATAAGGTTTACTCAATCGCAAGATCTCAAGATGGTGCTTCGGCTGTTGGTGGTGGCGCAGGGACAAGAGGTCCAGGAAGGTGGTATATCGGTATCGGTACTAGTAATGCATTACCGGCATCGACCGCAACAGCGCAAAATCGCTGGAATGATGGCACATATGCTGCTGGTTCTAAACCTACTGTTGGACCGGTTGATGGCGATCAAGCGATCTTCTGTAAACCGAATTTCACCGCGCCTACTTCGCAAAATGCTTGGATATATAACGGCAGTTCTTGGGTGCAGCAAACAGAATTTATTGACGGCAACCTTTTAGTTGCCGGTACGGTAACAGCAGATGATATCGCTGTTGGTACAACCTCCGGAGTCGGCAGGACTACAATTACGAGTCAAGGCGTCACGGTAGAATCTTGGAATGGTAGTGCATTTGTCACTAGAATCAAACTAGGTGATCTCTCATAATGGCATACGGTCTAGCAATATACGATGATAATGGTGATCTAGTAACTGAGTTTGCCGGCGGCGAAACTGTTTTGAGAAAGGTTTACACCACTACAACTTCCACAAATTCTTCCGGCAGCGCTAAAAATATTTCTACTGGGTTGACAGATTTAAACTCGAATAATAGTTTGGTTGTCTGTCAAGGAACAACCACCTCGACAGAAGGTGGAGGAAACACCGCGAATGTTCCGGTAAGGATGAACAGTAACGGTGTTATTCAAATTGCAAATACGAACTCGCAGCGCGGTGGTCCAATAAATGTTAGATTAACTGTGTTACAATATGCTGGTAAAACAGCAGGTACTTCGAGCAATTATGGTTTGTCGTTAGAAAACGGCGATGGCAATGTTGTCATTGACGAAAACTCTTTGGTCTTAAATGTCCAAGAGACTCACGATGTGAACGCCAACTTGTCTAATGTAACCAAGTATACCTTTGCTGGAAACGCTATGTCATACTTCAAAGTAGACCTAAGCGGAACATATCCTATCAGCGCAGGGACTCCGGTAGCAGGTCTTAAAGGTGGTGGTGCCATATTCCCGCCATACTTTTACGGAACAGACGGTGTTAATTACACCTCGGTAATGTGCGTCATACCGACATCTGAAGTATCATCAAATAACTCGGGTTACAATTTAGCGATTATGGTTGACGCTGATCAACTTGGGTCTCAGACACCAACCTTTTATGGGGGCAATGAAAGTGGGTATGGTATGGAAATTTACAATTCCAGCGAAGACCGAATATGGAGTTCTCAATACAAGCAAGCAATCATCACAAACATCATCAGCATCGATAATAAATTTACTACCGGTGCCTTTGGGAACGGAACCAACGATTATAAAACAAACTATGATGGTGTTTCCCCGCCGAGTTACTTGGGTGTTGATGAATATTCTAGAACCATAAGTCCATTGAGTTCTTATCGATGTTCTACAGAAACAGTTTCAATCACCGGTCTTAACTCTTATGTTCCGAACGAAACATATGTTCTTAGTTTTGGCGTTGCTGGAGAAGTAGTGTATAAGAAAGCGAACCGAACATCACCGGACTTTCCCCAAACTAGTTGGAATATTAATGCTGCGGGCACCGGCGGAAGATTTCGTCCTGCGATCACTATAAGTAGTAGTGGAAGTGCTTCTACTAGTTGCAGCATTACTATGTTAAGAGAAAAGGATGGTCCTGCAAACAATACGCCAAACGGGCAGTATTTTGCGACAGATGACATGCAAAGAGATAGTTTGAAAAGTTGGCGTCCCACTGGTAAGTTTGTATTGGCGAAAATAAAATAATGCATAATCATTTCTTAGATAAAAAACGAAGACACATAAATCTTCGCGATGCAAAAGTGGAGAGTGTTCTACCGGAACACTTCTCTGACTCGTATCCAAAATTTATTTCTCTGCTTGAGAAGTATTACGATTTTATGGATTCGGATCATTCTACTGAATTGCTTTCGCACCTATTTGCTGCACGGGATGTTAACGAAACAGACATTACTTTGCTTTCTTATATCGAAGATGAATTGCTTCTGGGTGAAGCATACTTCGAAGGGTTTGGTGAAACTGAATCTCAGAAAAGAGCAGCAGCAAACTTCTCAAATATTCTATTTCGATCGAAGGGTACTAAATTTGCGATCGAATGGTTCTTCCGATCTTTCTATGGTCTAGATGCGGAAGTAACATATACAAAGGAAAATATATTTAATATCGGCGAAACCAGTTCTAGGATTGGACCAGAATCCCTTAGATATATCACCGACGATAAACTCTATCAAACATTCGCATTATTAGTTCGTGCCGGAATTCCTATTTCGAAGTGGCGCGAAACATTTAAACTGTTTGCTCATCCTGCGGGAATGTATCTCGGTGCAGAAGTATTGATTGACGACGATGTTGTTCTTGGTGTGAATACATTAATGGATGCACTAGCAGTTCAGCAGTATCCAACACCAGAATATTCAATAACAGTATTTCCGTCGACGACAGCAGATGAAGGAACAGAATTTACATTCAATGTTTCGGGCACAGGTATCCAGAACAACGGTACAAGTGCATTATACTATTATGTTGAACACATGTCAACAAATGATTCAGATTTCGTCACTCCACCTCCACAGTTTTCGACAGCAGCATATCTTCCGGTAAATAGTTCAACTGCTTCATTTGCGATACCGACTAGGTTGGATACAGACGAAACAGAAACACAAGAATCGTTTATGGTGAAACTCAAAGATGATGAGGACAGAGAGGTTGCTTCGACGATTGTAAGGTTGAATAATGTTGTCTCATCATATACAATGTCACCATCAAACCCTTCTGTGGATGAAGGGCAACCGCTAACAATATCTGTCTCAGGAACCGACGTCCCGAACGGCGGCGAAACAACGCTTTTCTATTACGTCGAGCATGTAACAACAGTAGACGATGATTTCGTAACGCCACCACCCTCGATTACAAACGCACAACCTTTCGATATCTCAAGTTCTACTGGACAATTTGAGATATTAACAAAGGTTGATAATGCTGAGAGTGACGAGCAGTTTAGAGTTCATATTAAAACTGAACCAACGGGCGGCATAATAAAGGACACGATAACAGTTACATTGAGAGATGTCGCACCATCATTCACAGTTACTGCTGATGATGTTACTGAGGGCAGTGATGTATCGATAACCTTGCTTGCCGACGCTTCGACTATCGGAGAAACGGTCAACTGGGTTATAAGTGGACCGGTCGCATCAGATCCTAGAATTGCATCTACTTCTGGTTCGTTTGTAGTCGCATCGGTAAACCAAACATATACGCTGACAACAACAACATCTAACGCACCCTATGATGGTGCTGTTAACGGAACTGTAACGCTTACATCGAGTCCATCTGGATTTACTTCTAACGATTCGTTCGACTTGGTAGACCAACCTGCATCTTACACGATAACTCCAACACCTACAGTTGGATCCGGAGGCGGCACAACCACCTTCGAAATCGGTGGCACGAGCATTCCGGATGGTACAGTAGATTTTTATATCGAACACGGGACGACTAACAATGCTGACTTTGTGGGTGGCAATCCACCATTAGTCGGAACTCCAATATCAGTCAACATCGTAGGCGGTGTCGGTTCTTCTTCTCCATCGCTTTCGTTTGTGGCGGACAGCGATCTTACCGAAGAAGAATTTACAGTGTTTGTTAAGCAGGGCAGTACTGTTCTAACCAGCATAGAATACTCGGTGCTCGGAAGTCTAACATATGCGATCACTCCCTCTACAAATTCTGTCGACGAATCAACTTCATTTCCGAGTTACTTTGTTACAACGGACAATGATGGAACATACTATTATTATGTGCAGGGGACTAATATAACTGCAGATGATTTTTCAGCAGGATATGGTTCTATATCTTCCCGCCAATCTTTTAATGTCTTTTCGGGATCGGGAACAGTTAGTCTTACATTGAGCGAAGATAAGAATCGGGAAGGAAACGAAACATTTAAAATATTTATTTCAAAAACTTCTACTGGTGCGGTTGTGGCGGAATCTTCAACAATTACAATCAGCGACACCTCAATACCCACATATACAATAGCGTCCGGTAATTCAACTGAAGGCGAAGTCCATACAGTTATCATAACACCAGATGCCACTTCCACCGAAAACATTCACTTAGAGATTACAGGTGATGGTGTTATTGGACGTTTCCCTATAACAGAAAAGACGGTATCGGTAGATCATAATGCTGTGTTCACTCCTGTGTATTTTTCGACAACAGATTCTCCACTTTATGAGGGGTTTCAAGCAGGAATAGTCACCGCAAGGTTTGATAGTGCAGGAGGTGCTGTTGTAGGATCTGACAGTTTCCTTTTATTCGACAACGTGCCGTCTTACTCTTTGGTAACAGACCTCCCTAATGACTCGGCGAGTGAAGGCGATACGATTAACTTCACCTTCTCGGGGACAGGAATCGCCGACAGCGACTATTTCTACCGCCCTTTTAGTATGAAACCTGCCATTGTCAATCAAGTCGTGGCGCAAGGGACTTCCTTCATATACCTAGAAGATACCAGCAATTTGTCAGTCGGTATGGAAACTAATATCTCAGATATTCGCGGAGTAATTACTTCTGTGGTTTCCAGCGGCGTACAAATGCATCTTTCGACATTATCGACAATTCCTGTAGGAACCCGATTCCACTTCTCGGATGTCGGAAACTTCGATGATTTTACTTTAGCTTATCCTGCGACCGGTACTGTAACCACTTCTGCAAACTCAGGAACATTCCGAATAGATGTCGCCGAAGATTCTGACTTTACCAACGAAACATACTCAATTCGAGTTTACGAGAAATTCGGAGATAATGCTCACCTAGCATCTAGATCGTTCACTATCGAAGACACAACCTCTGGTGCACAGGCAGAGTTTTCGAACAAACCACTCTCTATCAGAACGACAGATGACGAGATAACCGTTACTGTATCGTTGAGGTTTCAGACAGATGGTGTAATTAAGTCTTCTTCCTTCACCACCCAGAATATCCAGAGAACAATTGGAACTTGGTTAAATCCGACTACGAATCTTCCCACTAATGCCGGAAATTATAGGGTTCGGGCAGCACTCTCAAATTATAATGGAAGCACTTATCCTTCTGGGAGTTTCGGATCATGGTTGACTCTCGATACTGATAGGGAATGGTCGATTACTGTTTATTATCCTGATTATGACGCGGATATGGATGTGACCTTTGAGGTACAAGAGATCGGAAATTCTTCTAATTCAGACACTTGGTCTGTCAACCTCAGAGCAATCGAAGAATAACAACCCGACTATAATACTTTTGAACCCTAATAAATAGAATATATCTAAGGGAGTTATATCATGAAGGCAGGAAAGGTTTGGGGAACAACCCGACTTATAAAAAACAACAACTCACTCGAGTTTCATCGGATCGAGTTTAAATCGAATCATTGTTGTTCCGAGCACTATCATAAAACAAAGTGGAACGGATTCTTCGTAGAGTCGGGCGTATTGCTAGTTAAGACATGGCAAGATGAACCAGAAGATTCACGAAAGAATATGACATGCGATCAAACTGTACTTCGCGCCGGAGACTATTATGAAGTCGAACCTCTAAAATGGCATCAGTTCATTGGTGTTGAGGACGGTGTTGCATTCGAACTTTACTGGTCTGAATTTGACGGCGAAGATATCGTCAGAAGGACTACGGGGCAGAAACTTGACTGATCAAGATAAGAAAAATATCAAGGATGATTACGAAACATCTCGTGATACATACCTTGAATTAATGGAAAGCGGTAAGCGTGGACTTGATTTGATGATGGAAGTCGCGCGAGAATCCGAGCACCCACGTGCATTCGAAGTCTTATCAGGTATGATTAAAAACGTCGCCGATGTGACCGATAAATTAATGGATCTAAATAAGAAACATAAAGAAATACAGAATGATCCTAAACGAGATGATGAGGCGAAAGCGATTACCAATAATAATGTTTTTATTGGCAGCACGACTGACCTACAGCGATTGCTTCATCAAACAGATGAGAAGGTGATCGAAGTTGATTCTCAGGGCGAATGATAGTTATCTCGGAAATCCTAATGTAAAGAAAGACGGGGTCCAGCAAAACTGGACTGAGCACGAGGTCAAAGAATATGCCAAGTGCCTTAGCGATCCCGCATACTTTGCTCGAACTTATGTTAAGATTATATCGCTCGATAAGGGTCTGGTCAATTTCGACTTGTATCCTTATCAGGAGAAGATGTTCGAGCATTTTAACGACAATAGATTTAATATCGTATTAGCATGCCGTCAGAGCGGTAAGAGTATTTCATCGGTTGTATATCTCCTGTGGTATGCTATATTCAACCCCGAGAAGACAATTGCCGTACTAGCGAACAAGGGTGCTACTGCAAGAGAGATGCTCGCGCGGGTTACTCTCGCGCTCGAGAACCTTCCTTTCTTCTTACAGCCAGGGTGCCGTGCCCTCAACAAAGGTTCGATTGAGTTTTCAAATAACTCTCGGATTATTGCCGCTGCAACTTCTGGTTCTTCGATTCGTGGTATGTCGGTCAACCTTCTTTTCCTAGACGAGTTTGCGTTCGTTGAAAGAGCAGCAGAGTTCTACACGTCAACTTATCCTGTAGTATCTTCTGGTAAAGACACCAAAGTGATTATCACTTCTACTGCAAATGGCATCGGCAACACATACCATAAGATATGGGAAGGTGCTGTGCAGAAGATAAACGAATACAAAGCATTCACTGTAAATTGGTGGGATGTCCCAGGAAGAGATGAGAAGTGGAAAGATCAAACGATTTCTAATACTTCCCAGTTACAGTTCGATCAGGAATTTGGTAATACATTCTTCGGAACGGGCGACACCTTGATTGGTGCCGCCACACTCCTCGACTTTAGAGCGAATCCGCCCAGATCTATTCTGGAAAACGGATGCCTCTCCATTTTTGAAGAAACAAAAACAGATCACGAATATATCATGACTGTCGATGTAGCAAAAGGAAGAGGTCAGGACTATTCGACTTTTATTATACTCGACATTACTGCACGCCCGTTCCGTCAGGTCGCCGTGTATCGGAATAACACTATTTCTCCAATACTCTTCCCTGACATTATCTATAAGATTGCGAAAGCCTACAATAACGCATATGTCGTAATCG